GTAACAGATTTGGGAGTTATGTTTGAAGAAGATCAGAAGCTCCAAAAGCAATTCACATTAAATGGTAATAATTATGGTTTTATACCTAATCTAGATGAAATATCATTTGGTGAGTTTGTAGACCTAGACACATATTTAGCAGACTGGGATCAGATGCATAAAGCTATGCAAGTCCTATACAGACCTGTTGATATAAGTGTAAGAGGAAGATACAATATAAAAGAGTATACTGCTATAACTGATGACACTATGAAAGAGATGCCTCTTGCTTATGCATTAGGTGCAGTTTTTTTTTTATTGAATTTAGGGAAAGAGTTATCACAAACTATGATGGATTATTTGCAGAGGGGAGTTCTGAAGGAGCATACACCTCTGAAGGAGGGTTTAATAGAAAATGGGGTTGGTATACATCATTTTACCAAGCAGCTCAAGGAGATGTTAGGAGATTTGAACATATCTCAGAACTTGGGCTCCATAAAGTCTTGATGTATTTAGAATTTGTAAATGAAAAACAAACATTAGAGAATCAGAGAATAAAAAGAAAATATGGCAACAGATAATTCACAAAGAGGGTTTTACTTAGTAGTTGAGGCAGTTAAAAATGAACTGATAAATAATCAAAGTATAAAGACAATGACATTTGGTGATTTGTCAGATATTGATTTACAGAAACAAACAATGTTTCCTCTTGCACACATGATAGTAGATAGTGTAACACATGCAGAAAAAACAATGCAGTTTAGTTTTACTATTCTAACAATGGATCAGATAGACACTACAAAAGAATATGTTAATGACTTGTTTTTAGGTAATAATAATACTCATGATATTCTAAATACACAACTAGCAGTTTCTAATAGATTAGTTACTAGACTTAGAAAAGGACAGCTTTATGAAGATGGTTATCAACTTGTAGGAGATGCAACATGTGAGCCATTTTTTGATAGATTTGAGAATGTACTAGCAGGATGGGCAACAACATTTTCAGTAGAAATATTTAATGATTTAGATTATTGCTAATGAAGTTTGAAGAAACAAAAAAGGTATTAGAGGACTTTGCAAGAGAAGTAGTAAGAGGTGCAAAAAAGAATCTTAAAAAAAGAAAAGCATCAGGTAAGCTATCTAGGTCTCTTAAAAGTGATGTAAAGGTCAATCCTAAATCTTTTGAGTTAGATTTTGAAATGGAAGGTTATGGAGCATATCAGGATGCAGGTGTAGATGGTAAAAAGAAAAAGTATGGTAAAAGAAAGTATGATTTGCCTACATATAGCTTTAAGGATAAAATGCCTCCACCTAAATCATTAGATAAATGGGTAGTTAAAAAAGGATTAAAAGGAATAAGAGACCAAAGAGGTAGATTTGTTAAAAGACAATCACTTACATTTCTAATTGCTAGATCTATCTTTATGAAAGGTTTAGAACCTACTTACTTCTTTACAGATGCATTTGAAGCAGCATATAAGAAACTACCAAAAGAATTTATAGACAAGTATGAATTAGACATTGACAACTTTTTAAAATTTACAACAAAATAATGGCAACATATTTAGCAAGACTTAGATCTCCCTTCTTTATAAATGAAACATCATCTGGAACATCAGGATCAGCTGACTTAACAATTAGGATAAATAATGTAGACAGATATATAATATCAAAAGATACTACAAATAACACAATATCACTTGAAGTATCAGAACTTATAAGAGACTATCTAGATCCTACATGGGATGGTGTATTTCCTTATTCATCTGCAACATTATCTAGTCTTATTGTAACAGCTACTATTTCTGTAGATTTTTACACAAACAACAAAGTAACAAGAGCAGCTAATTCATTAGCAGGTAATCCTGATACACCATCTGAATCTATAACACCACATACATTGTATGGTTTTGATGCATACTCAGAATTTAAAGATGGAGTTAATCATCAAGTACCATCAGGTTCAATGTTACAAAGTGCAACTACAATGTATTTACCTTTAACAGGTGATGCATATATACCAATTGAATCATCTAATGCTGTTTCTTATTTTACAGTTGCAGATACTGTAACAGATGGAAGTATTGTAAATCCAGTTGCAGGAATAGATGTAACAATTAGAAGAATATGTGAGCCTATATATAATATTGTTAAAATTATATTTATGAATAAGTTTGGAGCTTTACAAGAGTTCCATTTCAACAAAAAAAGTACAATTAGTTTTGCAGTAACTCAAGAAAACTATGAATCTATGTTATTATCTGCAAATACATATTCTACTACAGATCATCAAAAGTATGTGTACAATAAACAAGGTTCAGAAACAATGCTACTTAATACTGGATACATAGATGAGAATCAATATGAAACAATAAAACAATTAATGCTATCAGAACAAGTGTGGGCAACAATAGGATCAGATGTATTTCCTGTTAATGTAAAAACAAACACACTTACTAAAAAAACAAAAGTAAATGATAAACTTGTAAACTATTCTGTAGAAATAGAGTTTGCATATGATGTGATAAATAGTGTAAGATAATGAGCAAATTTCAATTGTATATAGCAAATCAGAGGGTAGAACTCTTTGATGATGAGAATGTAACTTTAACAGAAACAATACAAGATATAAGAGACATATCTAAAGTGTTTACAAATTTTACTAAACCATTTACACTTCCTGCATCAGATACAAACAATAAAATATTCAAACATTATTACAGATTTAATTTAGTACAGAATTACTCTTTTGATGCTAGAAAAAAAGTGGATGCTAAAATAGAATTGAATAGTATACCATATAGAGATGGGAAAATAGCATTAGAAGGTGTAGATTTAGAAAAAGGAAAACCAAAAGCATATAGAGTTACTTTTTATGGCAATACAGTAAGTTTAAGAGACATTTTAAGTGATGATGAAATAGGAGGTCTTACATGGTTGTCAAACTTTAACACAATTTATGGTCCTTCACAAATAAGAACCATTTTAACTGATGAAGATGGATTAACAGTTACTGTAGGTACAGATACATATGAAAAAGCTCTTATTGTACCATTAATCTCTAACACTATGAGATTTTATTATGATTCTAGTGCTGCTGCTAGTATTCCTTACATAAATGCAGATGGAACTGATAATACAGCATTAGGTGGTAACTTATATCCACATAATCAAAGTGGTACTCTTGTAACTGATGATGTACATGGTGCATATTATGAGGATCTTACTTATGCTATAAAAGTGCATTTAATTGTAAAAGCAATAGAAGATCAGTATGACATAAAGTTTAGTGATGACTTTTTTGATTTAACTAATGGACCTGATGCATATAAGAATTTGTACATGTTATGTCAAAGTAAAGAGGGTAGAGTTTTTGAAGATGTAACAATAGCAGAAAAATTAATAGAACCATTTCCTACAGTAGCAAATTACAATATAGCAGTATCAGGAGCAAGAGTTAGAATTTCTAATTTAACTCCTAATCAAGTAGTTGTAGGTACTTGGACAATAAACACACAACAACCATATCCAACATTTACAGCAGTTATTAGAGAAGGAAAAGATGAAGTGTTAAGGAAACAATTTGATGCAGGTGCTAATTCTATTGCAACAATTTCACAAATAATCACAAACTCATCAGAAGGTTATACATTAACAATAGAAACAAAATCAGCTTTTGGTATTGCAAGTGTAGAGTTTCAAGGTTCAGCTCCTAATGGAAATATACTAACATCACAAATTACATCAAGTCAATTTCCTGCAATAGATATTACAATAGATAAACAGTTTATAGTACAAAACAATTTACCTAATTTAAAAATTATAGACTTCTTAACTGGTTTATTTAAAATGTTTAATCTAACAGCATATGTAAAAGATGGTATAATCCATGTTAAAACACTTGAGAGTTTTTATAATAGTGGTACAATTAGAGATATAACAGAATTTGTAGATCCACAATCAATACAAATAGACAAAGCACTACCATATAAAGAAATAGAATTTAAATATAAAGATACAGATGCTACATTAGCAAAACAACATTATGAAACACAAGGATTAGAATGGGGTTCTGCTAAATATGTAGAAACAGGTGATTTAAATAGTAGTAATCAGACTTTTCAAGTAGAAGCACCATTTGCACATTTAAAATATGAAAGATTAATAAACAATGCTAATGGAACACAAACAGATGTACAATGGGGTTTCATGGCAGATGAAAAAAATGAAAGTTATTTTGAAGATGCTGTTTTATTTGTAGGTGAGTTTGTAAACTTAAATAGTGATATTAGATTTTTAAGTGCTAAAGAAGGTGTGACTAGTATTATTGATATTGGAGAATATTGGATGCCTTCTAATTATGTAAGTAGAGATGCCACAGTAAGTAAAGAAGGAATACACTTTGATTTAGAATTATCAGAGTGGGATTCTACATCATCTTTTACAGAAACACTATTTGACAAATATTACAGATTTTATATATCAGGTATTTTTAATTCAGCTAAAAGACTTACTAAAATAACAGCTAGATTACCAAAAAAGTTTGTTATCAACTTTACTCTTGCAGATACACTTGTAATAAATGGAGATAAATATAAAATTAACAGTATTACAACTAATTTACTTACAGGATCTAGTCAATTAGAGCTTTTAAATGAAACAGTAAATGATGCATCAATAGCACAAGAAGAAACTGGGGGAGAGGGTGGTCAAGCAGGAGCACCATTAACTAATGTATTAACATTGTACCAATGTGCATCACCAAATTCAACATTTGAATCTACTGCAACATTAGCAAGTTTGAATTTAACTATTAACAAAAGAGTAGAGGATAGTTCAGGAAACACATATAGAGTAATAGGTAATAATGTACCTAACACACATACTTCAGTTGCTGTAACATCAACAGGACTAACAGGATGTCCTGCTACTCCACCTGCACCTCCAACAAACTATTATGGATTACTAAGGTGTAGTGATAATGCTGTTAATTTAAGAACATCAACAGAGGTAGGAAATCCAACATATGCAATTTCACAACAAGTTTTTGATGCATCTAATATTAAATATATTATTACAAATAGTGATAGCTTAGATACAACTCCTAGTATTACAATAACATCTACACCTAGTCCTGTTCAACTTACTTGTAGTGGGAATACAACAGCAAACTATTATCAGTTAAATCCATGTTGTGGTAGTGCAGGTACTTTATATGGTTTTAGTGCAAGTAACTCTAAGTCAGGTACTTATGTTTACAACAATCAAAGTTATGTAATTTCACCTACTACAACAACAGGTACAATTAATATAGATTCATTAGCAGGGGGTTCTTGTCAAACATATTACTATACTTTAAATGATTGTTCTAATACATCAAGTATACAGCATTATGGATTTAGCAATTGTTCTAATTTAAATGGTTCAAATCTATCATATAATGGAACTTGTTATTATGTAGCAACAACTACTAATACATCAGGAAGTATTGATTTAGATAATTTATCTAGTTGTACATGTCCTACTCCTCCTACACCACCTGCAACAGAATACTATGTTTTAAGGAATTGTGATACTACTAATTTGTTTGTTACATCAACAACAACAAATAATATAAGTCTGACTGTTAATACTGATCCTGTTCAAGCATCAGTAGTGCAAGATTCAAATGGTCAATGTTATACTGCATATGATACAACAGAAAATTTAAGTTTATACACAAATGTTGGTGCAATTACTAGCTTAAATACTCTTGGATGTGGTGCAACACCATGTACTGTTCAAGAATATTACAAATTGTTACAATGTGCAACTAATAATCAAAACTATATAA